CAGGACGCAATCTTCGCCGGTTATGAATCTTCAATCTACTTACCAGGTCAAATCATGACTATTCATGATGTTCCTGCAGGTTCAGTAACAGCACAAATTCCAAAGTTCTCAGCAGTAGCAACATCTTCTGTTGAAACAGAGGCATACAATGAAACTACTAATGCGATTCAAGAACTAGACTTAGTAAACGTAAGTAACTCTGGTGTTAACGTTACTGCACAAACTTATGCGGCTCGTGGTCTTCTTAAAGACTTAGGTGGCATGAACGCGGCAAACATCGGAACAGTACTTGGTCGTGCGGTTTCTGAAAAGTTTGACGAAGACGTAGCAACACTATTCGCATCAGCAGGTTCATCTGCAGGTTCAACATCTGCTTTAACAATTGACACACTAGCAACTGCGGCACAAAAAGTTCGTGCTAACAAGTTCTCTGGTCAATTATGGGCTGTTCTACACCCAAGTCAAGTAGAAGACATTCTACAAGACTTAGCAGGTGCAGACTTCGCCGGTTCTGAAGCAATGAATGAAGCAATGAGAGACGGAATGGTCGGTCGTTTATTCGGCATGAACATCCTACAATCTGCTTCTGTTTCCGATGACGGCACAGACTACACAGGTTGTGTATGGGCTGAAAATGCGTTCGGTATTGCAATGTTCAAAGGACTAGACGTTGAGTTCCAAAGGAATAGTGCTGCCGTTGGAGTGGACATCGTGGCCAGTTTACATTCTAAAGCGGCTCTAGTAGACGCCAACAGAGCATGTAAAATCATCTCAGCAGTGTAAATCTAATTTAATGAGAGGGAGTTTACTCTCTCTCATTCTTAAACAAAGGAGAAAACAATGGCAAACTACGCAACAGATTCAGACATAACAGATTATGTTCCTGACATCTTTGAACATGGTGTTGCATCGTTTACAAACGAATTAACCCGTGCAACAGACACAGTTAATAAACGTTTGAAGTCAGAGTGGTGGGACAAACATCCTAACAATTTTGATGACACTAAACTACGTGACGCACAATGGACAGAGGTAACAGTTTACGTGGCCCTTGCATATTTCATTCTTCCACGTTTAAGTTCTTTTAGACCAGACGACATCTTTATGGGTATGTCAGCATTTTACAGAGACCGCTACGAGGAAACTTACTTACGTGAGTTAAGAACCGGAGTGGACTATGATTCAGATGGAGACGCTTCTTATGAAGATTCTGAAAAGACTTTTACTAGAATGGACAGGTTGTCACGATGAGTGTTAGAGAAGACATCACTAAAGACATCGTATTGAAGTTAGAAAGCATCAATACAGTCAAAATGGGTGCTGTCACACGTGAACCAATGTTCCGTGATGAGACAGAGTTCTACAAATTAGCAAGAACTCACTTCCCACATGTTATTGTCACTGCTGGAAATGAAAGCAGAACAGACTTAACAATGGGTGGTTCTAATATTATTAGAGAGGGTGTAATGTCAGTTGAATTAACGTGTTTCGTTAAAGCGAGTGACAAGACATTAGATGAATCAATTAATAGTTTAATTGAAGCAATCGAGGAAATATTAGATGCTGACAGAACTCGAGGTGGTAAAGCGAAAGACACTCAAGTTAAGGAAGTTACAATGGGTGAAAACCTAGAACATCCTTACGGCAACTTTAAAGTGACAGTAGAAGTTAATTACATATTCAAAAGAGGAGTTACATGATGAAACTTGTAAAGATGAAGACACCATCAGGTCAACTTATGTCTCGTATTCCTGAGACAGATGTTGATTACCATATGAAAAAAGGATGGAAGATGGTTGAAGAAATGAAGGCGTCAAAACCTTCAAAACCAAAGAAAGAATTGAAAGCAGAAGTGCAAGTAGATTTAGATTTAGACCTAAATGAGGAGAATGAATAATGGCTAGAATCACAAAAGCGGGAACTGGCGGCGCAGTACACATTGCACCAGAAGACGGTTCAACTTATGAAACAATCGCAGAGATTCGTTCATGGTCGGTAGAAGAATCTGCTGACACAGTTGAATCAACTAACATGGGCAGCAACTCCGTTCGCTCGTACATAAGAACACACAAAACTTGGTCAGCAACAGCAGACCTTTACATTGCATTTGATTCCACAGATGATGACAGTGAAATGTTTACTGAGCAAGACAGTGTTGTGACAGGTATTACAATCGGCGAAACATATGAATTCAAATTCTATGCTGACGATTTAGACAGTGCCTATGAACAATACAATGGAACAGGTATTGTGACAGGTATTTCACGTTCAGTTGCACACGATGGTATGGCAGAAATGTCAGTTACTATTCAAGGCAACTCAGCGTTGACATAATACTTAGGAGCATCCATCATGGGAATAAAGATTGAACGCAAGGGCGACATCATACTAGAATTGCACACTAGAGTCAAAGACATGACTAAAGATTTAGTGCAACACTTAAAAGAAGGAACCCCTTACAAGTCAGGTGACGCTCATGATGGGTGGTCTATTTCTTCTAATGCCGGTAAAGGCAGAGGAGTAATTAAGAACAAGGTCAAGTATGTTAAATACTTAGACGCTGGAGGACATAACGGACCTAGTAAGCCGCATGCTCCTGATGGCATAACAAAGCCAGCACAAAAGAAGTTACAGAAAGACATACGTGCAGGTAAATACAAACAAAGCAAAAGGACATAACAATGAGCGCAGTATTAAGTAAAGCGAAAGAACATTTCAAAGAGATTGCTAATCAAGGTATGGGAAACATTGAGGTTCCAGAATGGAACACCGTTGTTTACTGGAAGATTGGTGGTCTAAACTTTGCAAGTCAAAGTAAGATTATTGAATTACAAAACAGTGGTAAATCAGCAGAAGCATTAGTCGAAATGATGATTATGAGAGCATTAGATTCTGAAGGGAAGAAGATGTTTAGATTAGCAGAGAAGACAGAGTTAATGCGTGAAGTAGACCCAAACGTAATTCTAAAAGTCGTAACAGCAATGGGTGATTCTGAAGAAGACGTAGTTTCCGGAGAGCCTGAAAAAAACTAATAGAGGACCGTGAGTTACTTGTCTTATTTCAAATAGCACATGAATTAGGCAAGTCGGTTGTCGAAATAATGCAGATGCCAGCAGTAGAGGTTCTTTATTGGTCTGCTTATTTTGAAGTCAGAAGGAGAGAGAATGAGCGACATCAAACTAATAGTTTCGGCAACAGACAAAGCAACGCCGGTCCTAAAACGTATTAACAAACAAGTAGACCGATTTGAATCGAAGTCTGCAAGAGGTTCAAGAGCCGCAAGTATGATGGGTGGAGCAATGAAAGCCGCGGGAGCGGCTGTTCTTGCCATTGGATTTGCAAAAGTAGTTAGTGGTATTGTTACTACATCTGCTAAGTTCGAATCACTTAGAGCATCATTAAAAACAGTAACTGGTTCCTTAGATGGAGCCAGAGTTGCTATGGCACAGATTGAGAAGTTCACAGCAACAACACCATTTCAATTAGACGAAGTAGCAAATTCATTCATCATTCTTAAGAGGATGGGAATTGACACTACAGCACAATCATTAAAAGCATTTGGTAACATAGCGGCTGCAAATGGTAAATCATTTGAACAGTTGTCAGAAGCAGTTGCAGATGCAATGACTGGTGAGTTTGAAAGACTTAAAGAGTTTGGTATTAAAGTCAAACAAGAGAATGGCAAGTTCATTGCAAGTATGGGTTCAACACAACTCTCAGTGTCCAATAGTGCAGAAGAACTTGTTAACTCACTTAAATCATTGGGTGAAGAAGGTGGTGCATATGCAACAGGTCTTGCTGACCAAGCCGCAACAATGGGTGGTAAATTCTCTAATCTACAAGACAACTTAGCATCATTTGCCAAAGGTATTGGTGAAGGTGGTCTTAACACAGCATTAAAAGAAGTACTTGACACATTCAATGGATTGTTTCAAGGTAGTGGTCAACTTGCAAATAAGATTGGTGCAGGATTAGGTGCCGCTATTCTTACACTAGTAGACAGATTCAAACTTATTGTAAAAACAGGTAAAGCAATCTTTAGTGGATTGTCTGAGATGGTTGTTGACTTAATTGGTAACATCAAAGAAAACTTTTCTAACTTACCAGAAATGTTAAGTATGGGTGGTGTGCTTAAAAAGGTTAACTCAGCATTTAGAGAAGCAGGAAAAATTGTTAAAGCCGTAATAAACTTTATGATTAACACATTTAGAGTATTCTACGAACAAGCATTCAACATAATTACTCAACTTCCAGAAATATTCAAACAAGTTTTCATAGGCATCGGTAACCTTACTACTGACTTTGGTAAAAGACTTTTCACTCAATTCAAATCACTTGGTGGAGCATTAAAAGATGCCATCGTGGCAGGTCTTAATCCTTTTGATGACCGAGGTTTTGCTGAAACATTTGCAAAAACAATAGAGAATTCATTCGCAGACTTCTCTATTGGTGACTCTTTTAATCTACCAGATGTTAAAATGTCACCAGAAGATGTAAAACGAATTTATGGAATAGACAACATTCAACTTGCAAAAGAGTTTATTATTGGTGCGAGTAAAGAATTATTAGACAGTTTCAGTAGACTTAAAATTAACATCTCTGGGTTTAAACCAGGAGCAGGCTTTACTCAGTTTATGGAAGAGTATGAGAGACTATTAAAAGAAGGTAAAGAAGAACAAGACGCAGTTAATGAAGCATTAGCAAACCATTCAGATGCACTTGACATTAATACTGGCAATCAAAATAAAAACAATCAATCAGGTGGTAAGAAACTTACATTGCTTGAAAAGACAAAGAAAGCATATGATGATTTGATTAAAACAGTTACTAAAACAACTGAACAAGATTTAATCAACAAAGACTTACAACCAATGTTGAATCAAGCATACGCACAAGGCACAATTAACTTAGAACAATACAGTGATGCACTTAATAAGATTGGTTCAAATTATGCACCATTAGAAGTTCAAACACACAGAACAATCGACACAATAAAACAAGGATTTGCTGGTATGGCAGGGTCTATTACTAACACATTCTATGACATGTTTGCAGGTGTTACATCAGTATTCGATGGTCTAAGAAGTATTGCTGGTGCAGTATTTCAGATGATTGCAAAAGCAGTCATACAATCTATGATTGTAAAACCATTAATGGCGGCAATGGGTATTCCAATGTTTGCACAAGGTGGACTAGCAACAGGTGGTCAAGCCGCAATCGTCGGTGAGAACGGACCAGAACTTATTGTTCCATCAGGTAATACAAGAGTGTTCTCAAATGCACAAACAAACGGTATGTTGAATGGTGGTGGTGGTGAAGCACCAACAGTCAACTTTAACATCAATGCTGTTTCAACAAGAGATGGTGTAGAGTTCTTATTAGAAAACAAAAATACAATTACTAGTGTAATCCAAGATGCATACCAAACAAGAGGTGCATCAGGACCGTTAGGCTAAAGGAGAAGTAAGTGGCAATTACAGATTATTCATACTTAGATTCTAGTGATGCGTCACTGAGGGTCTACCCAACAACAACTAAACCTACAAAGATTACAATGAGTGTTGAGATGCCTACATTGACATCTACAACTAATGCTTTGACTACACAAAGACGTTCTCTTGGTGCACATCGTATTGCATTAGAATACACATACCCTCCAATGGAAGCAGAAGAAATGCAACCATTTATTGCATTCTTCAATGCTATGCAGGGACAAGGTAAAGCATTCAAATTAAATGTTCCAAAAGAGTTAATTAACGATTCAACTCATATTGCTGATTCATCTACACATACATCAACAGGAAGTTATTCTGTAGGCACTAGAGAAGTAACTGTTAGTGGATTTGGTAACTCTCTGACTACTGCAATCAAAGGTGGTAACTTAGTTCAATTCAGCAACCATGACAAGATTTACGTTATTTCAGCAGATGGTGGTAGTGATGGTTCTGGTAATTGTAAGATTAGATTTGAGCCAGGACTACTCACGGCAATCACTTCCTCACATACACTAAATAGTTTTGATGATGACATACCTTTACATGCCATATTCGCTAAAAGTGAATTTAGATTTGATGTGAATAGTGCGTTATTGTATGGGTTTAAGAT